AATGGGTAATGCCGCCGCAAAAGCTATGACGGATGGACATAATAACATAGCGATTGGAAACCAAGCCTTAATGACATCTACAAGTGCTGGTATATGTGTTGCAATTGGTGATGATGCCATGAAAAATGGTAATGTTACAAGTGCCGCTGATGGAGCAGTTGCGATAGGCGGTTCTGCTCTTTTAGCATTGACATCTGGGGCAGGAAACACAGCAGTGGGGAATCAAGCGGGTGCAACAATTAATACGGGCGGACAAAACACTATGATAGGAGCGTATGCAGGCGATGCTACTGACGATGGCGCTCAAAATACAGCATTAGGATATTTAGCGTTATCTGCTAACTGTGGAGATGCCAATACTGCAATTGGTCGAGCTTGCTTATCACAAGCTACTGGCGGTGCAAATACAGCTATGGGGCAAAGTGCTGGGGGGGCAGTTACATCTGGCTCAAATAATTTACTTCTTGGACAGGATGCAGGACTTGCAGGAAGTCCCGGTGGGGCTATAACTACTGGTAGTAATGAGATTGTGCTTGGCGATGAAAACATTAGTGAAGCTCATGTACAAGTAGATTGGACAATAGCCTCGGATGCTCGTGATAAAACAGATTTTAAGGCTCTTGATTTAGGATTAGACTTTGTTAATGCTCTATCCCCTGTTACTTATAAGTGGGATAAGCGTTCTAAATATGGCGATAAAACTGATAAAGATTATGATTTACTTGAACAGACTCCAGACGGCACTCACAAGGAAGATTGGCTGGATATAGGTTTTAAGGCTCAGGATGTAGTAGCCCTTGAAATGGAAGCTGGGTATAATAAAAGTAGTAAAACTAATTTAGTCTCAAGTCATAGTGAAGATGGAAAACAAATGGGGCTGAAGTATAGTAAATTTGTGCCAATTTTAGTAAAGGCTATACAAGAACAAAGCAATTTGATTGAGGAATTAAGAAATAGAATTTCAGTATTAGAAAAAAAATAATTAACTAACACAAGGAGTCAATAATGGCTAAAGAAAAAAAAGAAAAGCCAGTTATTAATCTTGATGGTAAAGAGTATATTGTCGAGCAATTAACTGAAGAGCAACAAATGATGTATCACCATATAAAAGATATACAAAACAAACAGGCATCTAATAGTTTTATTGCAGACCAACTTAGAGTGGGTCACGATGCTTTTGTTAGCATGTTAAAACAATCATTAGAATCTAAAGAAGAGGTTAAAAAAGACTAATGCTTATAAGGAAAAGTTCTCAGGGTCATTACTTACGACTATATAGAAATACAACTCCCGGTGCTACTAGGACAAAAACATATCCAGATGGTACGACTGAGACCCTGACTTATCCTTCTCAGTATAAATATTTTTTAGTGGTAGATGGTGAGATCGTACAGAGAAGTGATAGCTGGGCAACGATTGAACAAGCTTACGTTGATGAATGTGACAGTAGTCATGGTGGTGGTCATGGTAGATTAATAGTTGGAGGTCATCACCTGATCAATGGTGTCGCTACAAGTCAATCAGATTATCCTACTGATGAAAATACAAAAGATGAAATAAAAGATTTCTATGATAAACGTGGTATTTCATACTCTAGCTCAGAAACTAAATCAGAGTTACTGTCTAGAATAGTTCCAATGATGGCTGGAGACGAAGAGGTCTCTAAACACTTAAAGCTTTAAGTGGTAGAAGCGGTAACAACTTGGTAAATAACTTTATGATAATAGAATCCAAAATAAATTATGAAGTATCAATATCTTATAGTATTAACGTTAGTTATATTTGTAATAACTGGCTGTGATTCCGGCTGGTCGGTCTGTGGCTGGGAGGTTAAGTGAGTGAAAAGCCTGATACCGCTAGAAGTTATCGTGCTACCGTTCTTGATGATAATGCCATTGTTAGCATTAATCTTAAATGGTTGGGTCAAATTTTTGTTCTTGTCGGGATGTTGGTCTATGGTTATTGGCAGATTGAAACTCGGATTAAAAACCTTGAAAGAAACTTTGAAGAAGCTAATACAACTATTACAGAGTTGGTACAAAAGCATATTATAGAAGAGCAACAGAGATATGAGGAAATGGAAGAAGAATTGAAGTGGTATCAGAAACTAAGTAAGAAAAAGAAGAAGAAGTAATGGACTTTATGGCAGTATATGGCGAAGCAGGAATGATAGGTGTAGTGGGTGCTATGTTTGTATACCTAGTAGTGTCTTTGTCAAATAAATCAGCACAACAACAAGAGACCTTAGAAAATTTAAAAATTGAGAACAAAGGTCAAAGTGAAACATTAGAGAACATGGAAGGTATGGTAATTAAACTAATTAACAGATGGAATCAATCTGATGATAAGTTAGATCGCAAGTTTGATGCGATCACAAAAGAAATTAATGACCTAGACAATCAGATATCAGAGGTCAAGGGTTCTTTGAGTAGAATAAATGGCAGGCATTAAAGTAGATATGAAGTTTGCATTTAATGTAATAAGCTTGTTGGGTGCAATAGGATGGGGATGGTACCAGATGGAATTGAGAGTAACTGCTTTAGAGATGAAGATAGAGCATAATGAAAAGATGGCTAAGTTGAGAGATGAAATACAAGGATTGAAAAGCAATGGACAGCTTAAAAATAGCGGCAATTAGTTTTAGTAATTATGCAATAGGCTTAACGCAGATACATGAGCTCTTACAGGTAGTGGTTGCGTTGCTTTCTATTGTATTACTTTTAATGAACATAAAAAAAGGAAAATAATATGGCACTAGATATTAAATCAATGCTTGTTAAGCTGGCTGAGGAGCAAGCTGACAAAATGAAAGAAGAGGCGATGAACCATTTGGCATCAGATGAAATGTCAGATAGCATTGCGACGGCAATTAACAAAAAAATCGATATCCCTTTTGTATCTGAGGACAAAGAACAAATTTTCTTTGAGAAGATAGTTGACGTTGTAACAGATGTTTTAGAGGGTGTCTTCAAGGGGAAATAACATGTTATCAATATTATTAACGATCATGCTTGTTGAGATAGACAGTACGCAAGTCAAACCAACAACAAATCCTACATATAATGCAATGGCTTTCAATATGGAGGATGTAAAGAAAAAAAAGAAAAAGGGTAAAAAGCTATCCCAAAAAGGCAAAAAGAAGAAAAAGGGTTTCTTTTCAAAGGTTTTCGGGAGTAAGTAGTGCCCAAAAGGGTATATCAACTTAACGACTTTAGTGGTGGTTTAAATACCCTCAAAGACGTTGCTGACATATCAGAAAATGAATTTTCTGTTGCTAGGAATGTAATGTTTAACATACATGGCAGTTTACAACCTGCTTATAGTATGAAGGACTCTACCAATAATAAAATAACTGCCTATGCTAACGATGAGATAGCTACGGTACAGCCCGGATATGGATTAGGTTACTTTGAGACAGATCATGTTAGAGACCCTGTAACAGTTTCACAAACTAGCTCTATTGCAGGAGATGACGATAGTGAAGGTTCCGCTACTGGTTTCATAGCAAGGACGAATGGTGGCTTACTGAGAGAGTTGGAATATAAGGTTAGTGGGACACAGCAAAATTTAGCATCTTCCTTTCCAGTAGGTACTTTGGTACACATGACCGCTAGCTCTTTTCCTGCGAATGGGATTGATAGGGCGGCCCAAGGTCTTTACCGGGTAGTGGATACAAACGGAAGTAATATTGTTTTTGGTAGGGCTATGCCTATTGCTATTGAGAGTCCTCCTCAAGTTTTTTGGGGAGCTACTTTAAAAGGTGTTTCTCTCGGAGACCAAGTTATTTTATTAGCCGATCCAGCGGCTCATAACATTGATGTTTTTTCAACATCGGCAAATAACTATGCACACGATGCAAATGGCATTGTTCTTAGAAGTTCAGCTACCAGTATTCCATCTAAGGTAAAGTATTATAAAGTAGAAGAATCTATAAGGTGTTGCGATACTGCTGATAATAACGACTGCAAAATTCAATGGTATGGCTGGATACAAAGAAGGCATTTTGTAGGTGCTAATTCGTCTGACGATGATAATTCTTATATGAATTACTTTTCAAAAGACAATGACCTTTCTAAGCCCACTGATGGTAAGGTAGCATCTAGTTCTGGAACAGTTGGAGTATTGGCTAGTTTTGAAAAGAATCAAGATAATGATAGCTCCACTGCCGTTTCCCTAACTGCCGGTTCAGGATTTAATGTTTCTATAGTAACTGAAACAGACGTAGACGGACTAATAGCAAGTGGCACTTATGAATTTGCTCAAACATTTGTGTACGATGGTAATCAAGAGTCTTTACCATCTACTTATGCAGATACTCTTACTGTCTCAGAGGCAGATGAGTTTAAATCTTTATCTTTAAACGTTGCTACAGTTGGGCCATACGACCCTAGGATTTCTGGGGGTAGGATATATATAAGAGAGCAGGGTACAGAATCAGAGTATATTATGTTGTTAGACATTGACCTTGGAAAAGGATGTAGGGCAAAGCTATCTGACGATTATACATCTTGGTCTAATATTAGTGAAACATTAACTGGGAACGTAGCAAGTGGTAGTGCCAATATTACAAACACGTCAAATGACCTTGCCGTAGCTGGGATGTCTATATCTGGAACAGGTATTCCTGATGGAGCAACCATTACTACTGCCAATAACGATGCAAATGTTATAACGATTTCTTCTAATGCTACCGCAACTGGTTCTGGGGTAACGCTGACTCTTTCTGGTAGTTTTTATTCATGCCCAGATAGAACTGTTGCCAATAACTTTAGTATTAAGGAATTGGGTTTTATTACTTATGAAGTTATAAATGGATTTAGTTCCAGTATATTTAGTAATGCATTTGGTGACTCTGGAGAACATTGGAAAGATGCAGTAGTTGCAAACAATAGAGTGTTTGTGTGTAATGTAACGATGAAAGATGAAGACACTGGTGACACCAAAGCAGATGCAACACTCAGGTCTTATCCAGATAGAATCATGTATTCCATGCCTAATAGGTACGATACGTTTCCATCTACTAATTTTATAGAGGCGGCCAAGGGTGATGCAGATGTGTATGTTGCAATAGAGGCATATGCAGATAGACTACTAGCGTACAAGAATAAAAGTTTAGATATTATAAATATAGCTGGTGATGACCGTAATTGGTTTTTAGAGGACAGTAAACAGTATCAGGGCGTATTACATCCGGAAGCAGTAAAAAGAACCCAATATGGCATAATTTGGGCCAATAAACTTGGTTTATATCTATATAACGGTTCATCTATAACCAACTTAAAAGAAAATAAAATTAGTGATATTGATTGGAGTACACATGTTGGTTCATTTACAGGAATCATATACGACGAACAAGAGTCTATGGTCTTTGTAGTAAAGAGCCTTGACGATGATGGCGATGCGTATATGTGCGATTTAAAAAAGGGAAACTTTACGTTGCTTAAAGACTTTGTTTTAGATACAAATGATGGGCTTACAAATTCCGTAGACACTGAGGGTAGTAACACATTAATAGGTCACGATACAGGTAGCTCAGTAGATATTTATCAACTGCATAGATCTGTAGTTGCAAATGATGGTGTTCGTTTCACTACTAAAGCTTTTGATTTTGGGGGTATTGCTCAGGTAAAAAAGATTTATGCGGTTCATATTACTTATAAGTCTGATGTTGCATTAACAAATATGTTTACCTTGCTTGAAGAAGATAATACATCAACGGCATTAGCTGGAACTATATCTGCTTCTGCTAGTAACTGGGCAAAAGTAAAGATAACCCCTTCTTCTCCAGTTGTATGTAATAAAGTGTCTTTACAGCTTAATACAAGTAGTACATCTGCAAAGGTGTATATCAATGACATATCCATAGAATACAGAACATTGTATAGAAAAGGTGTGTAGTGGATAGAGCCACTAGATTTATTGCCAATAGAAAGCAAGACAAGATAAGGGTCGTCAAAGACCAACCATCTATACAGTCAATGAGAGAAGGCGAAGAGGTCTTGTTCTTTGGTAGGGATGGTGTCCTGTCTAGATATAGAAAAGAAAGAGGTCAGCTATGGCGTTCTGATATGACCAAGGGTGAGGGTAATAAAGTAGGTGGTACTCTCAAAGCTTCTAGGCTGGAATACAGTTCTTCTTTCGTTGACTACCGTGCTTTTTCACATAACTTTACTGCTGATGTTGACGCAAGTAAAATTTACCTACCTTGGTTTAACGACACAGAACTTGGGACTTTCAGAACTGGACAGGGATTCCTAGCCCCTTTTAAAATGACCTGTCATAAGCTAATAGTAAAACCGCCCGACCTTGATGACAATAATGATGATATTGTATTCGCTATAGAAAAGAAAGACGATGGTGATGACACAACAGATGCTTTATGTAACTATACATATTCAACAGCTTTTGTAGACCACACTGCAATAACGGTCAATCAATCAGACTGGAGTGCAACTCCTACTGTCGATGCTGGCGATGTTGTAGCTCTTGCGATAACTGCATCTGATGCTGGGATAGTAACAAGCTCTAAAGCTTTCTGGGTCACTTCTATTTGGAAGACGATAGTGACAATATAGTATAGTCATTATGATAAAAGTTTTATTAAATTCAAAGGAATCACACCATGCATAACAGTTCTAACAAATCAAAAGGTTACATGCCAGTTTCTTCTGGCCCAAACATGACCGGTTATTACTTGGGTGAGGCTCCTAATTTAATGGGCATGCAAACTGGTGGTAGTTTTGGCAAGCCACAACCCTTTGGCAAACCTAAAACACGAGGTGCCGCTTTATTGGCAAGAGCCCTACAGAAACAAGACGACCTTGGGTTACTAGAAGATTATCAAAGAGCAGAAGCCGAAAGGCAAAAAAGAGGCGGTCTATTTGGTTCTGTGTTAGGTACAGTTGGTGGTTTAGCTGGAGCGTTGTTAGGCCCCGGTGGTGCGGCGATAGGCACAAGCTTAGGAAAGGGCTTAGGTGAAAGGCTTGGTGCGGGCAAAGCAAAAGATTATGATGAAAGTGGTACTGTGTATGCACAAGAATCTTTTAGAGATATAGATGAAGCCAGTGATGAATATAATAAAGGTATGTTGGAACGCTCGCTAATGGCGGGTGCACAGGCTGGGCTTACAGCAGGTCTTACTCCGGGTGGTGGACAATACGGTCAGTACAATCCATTTACGGAGTCAGGGCGACGAGGTCTTAAGGCATTAAGCATGGGAAAGGGAGTGACTGGATATTCGGGAGGTACTGGTGGACTATTTAGTAAATCGTTTTTTGGAACTCCAAATTATATAAACACCCCATTGGCAACTCCAAAAGTTGCCGATGCTACACCGTACCTTGATAGGTTATTTGGTGGTGTTAGAAGGCTTGGTCTTGAAGATGGTGGTCTTATCGGTATGCAAACTGGAGGCCCTTTAACAGCAGAAGAAATTTTAGAACAGCAGAATTTGACAGCCACACCTGAGCAATTAGCGTTGTTCCAGAGTTTTGACCCTAGTGGCGTAGGAAAAGCTAGGCAGGCATTAGGACAAGGTTTACTTGGAATGACCGCCGGACAAGGCCTGTCTAGTGGTGGCGGAGGATTTGGTGCACAACAAAGTGATATAGCTAAAGCAGTAGAGGCCAGTCAAAAGTCTCTTGAAGAGCAAATACAAGACGAGACAACTGCTTATCAGTCTCAGACTTTAGGAACTGCGGCAGACATTGTTGCAGGTGGTGGGGAGTTTGGCACCATACCAACTCTATCACCAATAGTAAATCAATTACCGACAACCAATCAAGGCTCTGTTACTTATAATGGGCAGACCTATGTTTGGTCTGAAGAAGAGGGACAGTACGTTCAAGGATAATGGCTAACGGCCCTAGAAGTATATATAGCAGAAGACAGCGTATGGCTCCCGGTCAATACGACAATCCTCTTGCAGACTTTTTAGATAACCTTCCCGGTTATATAAATCAATTCCAACAAAATCAGTTAGCACTTGGTAGACAACAACTTGCAGAGAAAAGGTATGAGGATGATAAGGCATATCGAGATGAGCGAGATAGGATCACTGATCAGAGATATGCAGAAGACAAAAGAGTGGCACAAGAGGCTAGGGAGGAGAGTAAGAGAAGATATAGGCGGCAGGTAAGAAGACAAGAAGCTGAGGACAGAGAGGGAGACGTTGAAAGAATTATAAGTCGTATGCCAAAATATGATTATAAAAACCAAGTAAGGGTATATGAAAGTTATGGCATGGATGCAGAGGCTGATGCTGTGCGAGAACTGGCAAACAATCAGAGCTCTACATTAAATGACCTGAGAGATAAGGTGAGTAAAATTCAGAATCTTGGGCCGAATGCGACCTTTTATGATTATGATGCTATAAGAAACACTATCACCCCTGAAGATTTTACCATGTTATCAGAGGTGGATAAGCGAGCATATAACACATTGAGCGCATCTGATACTAGATTTGACAGTCAGAGAAAGACTGGTATGCGTAAAATGTCAGATCAGGATAAATTTTCATTAAATAATGCTAGGGCACAGGTTCAGTTCATAGAAAGAGAAATGATAAAAGTTGCTCAAAAAATGCCTAACTTGGCCGGTATGGGCAAAAGTGAAATATTGGAAGCTCTTAAAGCAACAGGGGCTGACCCAGCAGGGGAGTTAACGCAACTAAAGAATCAATTAGGTATCTTTGAAACGGAGATAGATGAAATTAATTCTCGATACAAAATAACCCCGCCAAAAAATCCGGAAAACATAATTGAGAGAGGTGTTGATATACCGGGTATGAAATACGACCTTGCTGATCTTGGCGTTATACCAATGATGCCTAATTTAGAGACGGGTGCTTCAACTTTTGTATTTGCAGATCCGAAAACCACAACTAAAAAAGCACCAGAAACAAAAGATGAGGCATTGAGTGAAGAGGAGAAAATCAATAATATGTATATATTAGCATCTGCACCAGAGGATTCCTCTGAGTATAAAACAGCAGAGCAGAAGATGGAAGCCTTTAATCGGCTAAAAGAAGCAGAGAGTATAGCGCATGAAAAAGCTATGGAGCCTACCACTAGAGAGTTGTTGAGTTTGGCTGGCAAGGAAATAGCCGAGGGCTCAAGAGAAGATTCTGGATTTAGAATCAAGCCAGACGCAAAGGTCTTTAAACTGCCAACGAAAGAAAGGTCTCCAGAGTATTACGATGAGGTGTTGAGAGCGCTAGAGAGAGAGTCTGGTAATCTAAAATATGCCAAAACGGGAGCTTTTCCAAACGTCCTTAAAGTGAACAGTATAATGGCTAGAGAAGACGATATAGTTAAAAACGTACAACTCGCTATAGACTCCATGCCCAACAATAAAAAATATGGAAAAATAAAACAGAAATACAAAAAGTATTTAAAAAATTATTTACAATCTTATTCTTATCAGGGCGCTTTTAAAGGCAATAGAGTTGTGGGTACTCGATATGACCCTCGAACTGGTATGAGCTTTGTTCCAAAAGAAGGTGAGCTAGAAAATATATATGCCGAACACTACGGCACTAAAAAAGACGGCAGTGCAATACAAGACATATTAAATATTGGTGGGGCAATGGCTAGTCCGTCTGGAGAAATTGGGGTAACGCCACAGCCTATTCAGTTGTTTGAATAGTACGCTATGCCTGATTCGACAAGTAAATATTCATACTACGACAACCTTATAAGTAGCTTATCGGGAGACCTAGACGATCTCTCTGTTCAAAAGATACAGAACACAGGCGACTACCTAGAAGAGTCTTCCGATTACGACAATAACTTATTCGACAAAGATAGTTATTATAAAGCTTTAATAGACCAACAGACAGAACAGAAGCAGTCAAAGGAAGATGGCGACCTATATGGTTTTATACCCGGAGATTGGCTACCAGACTGGGTAAAGGCTGGGTATAACCAAAGCATTACTGGTCTAGCTGAACAGGTTGCAACTGGTGATGCTAGATTTGACCTTTCCGACTATGAACCCGGTATGCTCGAAGATATCGGAGCTACTGTTATTTCTTTTTTACAGCCAGCAGACATTGGATTGATGATAGCAGGCGGTGGGATTGGTGGCTTTGCCGCTAAATCAGCCACAAAAGCCGCAGTAAAAAAAGCCATACAACAAGGAGTTGGCAAAGGAGTTGCTGTTAGTGACGACCTTGTAAAATCTATTATGGGAGAAAATATAATCCTTAGCACTGGTAAGACACTTGCTAAAAAAGGAAAAGGTATGCCCGTTAGGGTTACAACAAATCCACTCGATGAGGCAAAGAGAAGGCTTACTATGAATGGTTTGAGCGCTAAGAAGGCTAGTGATATAATTGACAACGCCGCACCAAAGGTATTAAATCAAGCGTTTCAAGCGGCGGCTGTAGGTGGTACTCAATTAGGATTCTACAGTGGATTACAGTCAAGTCTTGGACAGATAGCAGACCCAGAGCAAGAGTTTGATCTATTAATGAATATTAAAAACGCATCTAAGGGTGCTGTTCTTGGTGCTGTCACCGGGGCTACTGGCCCTGTAGTAAAAACAGCGTTAAAAGGATTAAGTCCTGTTACGCAAACATTAGCGGCTAAGGCCGTAGAGACTGCTGAATTTGGTACATTAGCACCTATTATGGAAGGTGAGCTTCCCACTCCTGAAGACTATGCGCATGCGGCGGGGGTTATAGGAGCTTTAGGAGCCCAACGGTATGCAAGTGGTAAGCTAGTTAAGGGATATAAAAAAATTACACAAGCTAAGAAAGATGTGAAGCTTGGCTTAGATGAGGGAGCTAGGCTGTTAGGGCAAATAGAAACAGAGACAAAGATACAGCCCAATGAAATATTTACAGACAAGAATGGGGTTCAGATAAAAGATGTTAGGTTTGACAAGCGAGTCACAAAAAAAGACCAGAAGAAAACAGAAATAGGAACTGAGAAGGTAACACTAGAGGAAGACATTGTAAGATTTCGAGATGTTAAAACAAATCAAGAGTTAAATCCTATTAAATTTAGTACGTTTCAACAAAGAGGGTTTACGAGAGGTGGTAAGGGGACACCTGCCGAACTCGTCAAGAGAAGAGTGAATGGTATTTTTAGCATCAAAAATAATTTAAAAATGAAAGACGCAACCTTTAGAAATAGGGCTGGTGTTATTACAGGAAGGGATCTGGGTGGTCAAAACGCTAAAGCTATAGTGAAGAACATGACACCACTTGAACAGCTAAAAATGCTTAATCAGATGAGGCACGAAGCTAGAGTTATTAAGTTGCGAGACCGTATAAAAAGTAATGGCTGGGAGACTACGATGATCCCCGACAAAACACTATCGGATTATCACGGTATAAAATTTCTTGATCGGTCTGGAAAGAGATTGCAAACACAGCTCGCTACCGATGTTAAAAGCAGGGTTGATAATGCTGATGCTCGGTACTTTACATTAATGGGTACATTTAGTCAGCGGTTTACAGCCGCAGGTCTTGAGTCTGCCGGCATGGCGAAGGCTAAAGAAACTGTATCTACAAAAGCAAAGGAGCAAGCAAAGCAAGAAGCTATTGAACTAGGAAGAAAGCTACAAGACCCTAACTTTAAAAATAATCCAAAGGTTATAGAATATAGGAAGATCTTGGAAGATATGTGGGATATTGCTCAAAGGGCTGGTGTAAATCTAGGCCCAAAAGAGGACTTTTATTTTCCAAGAGTTATAAAGCAAGATATTCTAAAGGTACTATCTAAAGATCTTGGAAAGCTTAGAGATGAGAACCCTCAGTTATTTACAGAAAATGCAATGTTTAATAAGCCTGAGTTTCAAAAAGTTGTTGGAGATATCGTTGCTAAAGGAAAACTCTCTAACGATACTTTAAATATAATTTATGAGATGGCTGGCATTAGAAGGGATTTAGCACGGGAGCAGGTTCCTGATTTCAATTTAAAGGTTTCCCAAGCATTTAAAACTTTAAATAGGACTGTTAATTCACAATACCATAACGTTGCAAGTCATTTAGAAATTGCTAGGAAGGCAAAAGAACTACCTGAATACATGCTCGAAACAGATGCTAGGATAGTGTTGGCTAAGTATACCCATCAATGGGCAAGGCGAGTGTCTAGCGTAGAGCAGTTTGGTAGGAAGGGTGAGTTTTGGCAACAGTCCATTAGTCAATTAAGAGAATTAGCACAGAATAAGAATAATAAGTACACAGAAAAAGAGACAAAGGTTTTTGCTCAGGAGGCAGATGTTTTAGACAAGCTTTATAAGATATATAGCAATAATATAGAGCTTGACCCGTCATACAACTGGAAGAGTGCCGGTGTTAGAAGAGCATGGAGAGAGATTGTGGATTTTGAAATAGGCACAAAGATCGGTTTGGGTTTCGCTACAGTTCCCAACCTTACTCAGTTGTCTATATCGACCGCTGTTAAAACTGGATACTACCCCGTGATAAAAGGGATGTATAAATTGTCAACATCTTCAGAGTATAGAAAGCTTATTAAACAATCTGGTGTTACCAATATTTCTTTATATCAAACGCTTGCCGGGTTAAACCCTAGTGATTCTTTTATGGGGAAGTTTGCTGAAGGGGCTACGTGGTTATCGGGATTTAAAAAAATAAACGAAATCAATCAGCTAGTGTCTTCTGCGGCGGCTAAGGAATGGATAGATATGCTACAGCCTATAGCTCAGGGTAAGGGTACAGGCCGCTTCAAGGCTAGAAGAAATTGGGCTAGACAAAATTTAAGAGATATGGGTGTTACCGATATTAACAATATTACAAATAGGCAGAAGTCAGAGTCTATGTATAAGTTTGCAAGAGACACTCAGCTACAGAGAAATATACTAGAAGAACCGTTGGTTTTTAACGACCCTAGATTCAGACCATTTGTTTTATTTAAAAAGTTTGGGTACAAGCAATTCAACTGGATAAGGGGACAACTTGGAGCAGAGCTAAAGAGAGGTAATATATTTCCTATGCTCAGACTTGCATCTGCTGGTCTTTTTGGTGGGGAACTTGTTACGTGGGCCAGAGATAAACTTGCTGAAGTTTACGCTGGTCAGGAAGTATATGATGAGAATGAATATTTTTTAGATTTTGGCAATCTAAAAGATGTTGCATTTGGTGATAAGAAAATAAGCTCTTTATTAAAAACAGATAGGATGACATGGGGTGATGTTTTAGATAGGTTTGCATCCGTTGGTGCAATGGGTGTAGCAATGGATATTGTAGCGGCTGAGAATACAATAAGAGCTCTTGAGTTTGCTGGTAAACCTGCCGTATTACAAGACTTGAGCAAGATATGGCTTACCATGACAAAAACATGGGAGAATATTGGGGAGTATGGAGGAATAGGTGCTTTACAGCGAATGCCTAAGTATCTAGCCCCTGCGCTTGGGACTGTACCTAGAAGACTGGCAGAGCGTATAGAGCCCGCAGGCCAAAGAAAGACCTATGTAAAGTACAGGAAAGGATTAACTCGCTCAAAAATACTAGACCATATAATAGAAGGCAATGATATAAAAGCAACAAGATTAATAAAAAATTGGAACAAAACATTTCCTGAAAACCCTATCTTGTATGATGATGTTTCGGTAGACGCTATTACAAAAAGAATTATAAGCAAGGCAAAGAAAAAAGCTAACCCTTAGCCCTTTCATTAAACTCTTCAGCCCATTCTGGAAACCCCTGCTGTTCCCAAAAGTCAGCTAGTCTTCTGTAGTAGTCATTTAAACTTATCACGCCTGAGTTTAAAGATTTTATAATTTGTAAATATTCCTTAACCTGATCATCTTTCATAAACTGTTCTTCTTTTGGAAACTCATCTAATATATCCATTACCTACTCCTTATCTCTAACGCTTGTAATTCTATTTTTTTATTTTTGGTATATGTTGTCTGCTGACTCTTCGTCATGTCAAGCCAACAGTCCGGAAGTGAAGAAACTCTAGTATCATAACCACTGGCTACGCCACAAAATTCTCTTTGCTTGCCATCAAAGTTTCTCATTTCTGGATTGTAGGTTGTAAAACCGCAAAAACCACAGCTCTTCCCTGTTTTGCTACAAATTTCAAACATTGGTGTTAAAAAACCCCCTCTAATTTCTCGTATTTAGCCGTAAAATAAATTTTTGGATATAAGTATCGCATAATAATTATCATTAAAATAAGGGGGCCGTAGCCCCCTTATTATTTACCGAGCTTAAAAAGGGCTGTCATCCTTCTTATAAGGCTCTTTTGCTTGACCAGACAAGTACCGTTCACCGTTTTTGTCTTCATTTATCCAAAGGGAAACATCTTTTTTCTCTCCCCCGAACATTCCGTTTCCGGTGTAGTCAGGTTTTTTATCGCCATCTTTTTTGTACTTGTTCTTCCACAGCTTAAAGCTGTTGTCTTTTTGCTTGTATTCGGCCATACATGCCTCCTATTTATGAGATGGTTCAGTTCAGGTCTTTAGTCGCCAAACCTAGAGGGTTGCTTTCATATGTCCCTTTTTTATACCTAACCCCGAACCATCTCGTTTGTTGTAATTGTCTCTCCTCTAACTCTCGCAGTCTTTTAGAGGCCGCTCCGTATTGCTTGATACGATTTTCTTTCAAAAGCTTTTTATAAAAAGATATAAGCCCTCTTCTTTTTATTGATGTATTACTCCCGCTCATCTGCCATCTCCTTCATAATAGATAATAAGTTAACAAAAAATTCATAGTCCAATACAATATAGGGCTTACCTCGATCCTCCCTGATCACCACACCCTCTTCCTCTTTTTCTGGTTTAAGCCATTGTGCAATACGGGTACGTCTCTTACATCCGTAATAATGTCCTTCAATTTCTATATCTCCCTGTTCGTGTTGTGCTCCACCTCTATCTCTATTATAAGCTTCTAGTCCTGCATCTTTTGCCATGCGTACAGCCTGTCTTTGTAGGTCAGCACCTCTACGCCGTGCTCTTCTTCCACGCTTTACATTTTTTGGGTCTTTCATACTGCGAGCCTCATTCTGGTATTTACTTTTTTTACAAAACATTGTGGACAGCGTTTAAACAATCTTTTGGAGTCACTCCAATATGTCTCATCGCAATTCTCACACTCATATAAATATTCTACTTTGTCATATCCGGCTATGGTTTTTTTTCTAGTCACTTTACGCATCCTGCACCACCGAACTTACCACCACCTGCTCTTCCTTATCTCTATTTATCATAGCATCGTTCTCTTTGTCAAGCATTTGTTCATTAATTCTTTTCATATCTTTTAACAATGCTTCGTACCTTCCACGATAGTTGGTAAGCTTAGGGCTGTTTAGAGCCATTTTTAAGGCGTTGATATGAAGCTGTACCTCTTGCCTTGTGTATTTTATCTTTGCTGTGCATATATATTGTTTCATAATAATTCATTTCCTTCTTTTAATGGTAGATATGCATTTGTTCTGATCACACTACCGCCGTTTATTGTTTTCTGCGTTCTTGTATTTCTAACGTCAAAGTCAAATAAAAAGTTCCCATATTTATCAGTGATCTTCCAATACATTATTATCTTATCTTTAATAAGGTAAAGAAAACCGAGATATGGAACTCGCAACATTTCTGAAAGTCGTTTGCCGTCCATAATTTTATCAAATGTAACAAGCCAAGAACCATAGTTTGTAAGCTCCATCAAACTCATATCTCTACACTTTGATTCAAATATTCCTGTAACCTGATCGTCTTTCACGATCATGCCATCTACCTTTGCATCCATGTTTTTATCTGTCTCGAATATATAAGAGCCTTTTTTATGTTGAGCGCATATAGAATATCTTATACGATCTAGCATTTCTCTTTCATAGCGCAGTGATTCTTGTCCTTTCTTTGTAAGTATATCCATTAGAAAGGAACTGAAGCTGATTCAATTAGTTGTATCACTCTAGCTACCGGATATCTTATTTCAGAATCAAGGTCGTTAAAGAATTTTTTCATAGAGACATCTATTAATACTTTAGCGTTTTTAATATCAACGAGATGAAGGTAGGGTAATTGCTCACCCTTACCCTCATCTCTGCGGAGTTGCATTATAGAAAGGAACTTAGCAAAGCCCCAGTTCTTCCTGTGCTCATATAGACAATCATCTATCTTCTTATATCGAAACACGCCATCATCTTTGACCACGCAGGCCTCGTATTCAGGGTGCTCCTTTCCATCTATCTCGTATTCAGGTTTGAATACATCTGCCACATACCTGCCAAACTTAACATTCTCAGATGTGCTCATCCCTTTGATCATTGCCGTGTATCTTCCAACAGGCACTGATCGTGTGAACTGATTGTCATCAGGGGGGTAAAATGCATCTCCAAAATCAACCATCTCTTAGAAATGTTTCATTGTCCCTATCTTATCAAGGCACGCTTGAAGATTGTCAAGGGTTATATTACCGGCCTTTAATTGATAAAGAACTTTGTTCTTGTCTTTCTGCCCAAGAGTCTTTATAGCATTCTCGATTTCTTTCTTGACGTAATCCTCATCTGTTTCTTCCACTACCTTACCATCAAACTTGTCTACCACTTCTTCTTTTAGGTCGTTATCCGACAGAGGTTTACTGTCTTTTTTTGCATGCTCCAAGATGGCGTTAAGTCCTTCATATCCATGAATAATGAATTGCACCCACTGCTCTATCTTTTTTGCATTCTCTTTGTTTAGTTCCATCCCTTGACTGAAGGCCTCAACCGCAACGCCGTGCCGTATCTTACCTTCTGTTATCTTATCCCAATCGGGTTGTTTTTGATCGCTCATAGATCGTCTCCTTGTTCTCTTAGTCCTCCGCCACACACCTTATAAAAGTTGCAATACTTGGGATTGCATTCCCATTTATATACAGGAGCAACTCCAAGTTCTATGGGCGGATTCCCTTTTTTAAATCTTTTATTGACATCATACCAATATTCCTTTGCTTTTTCTATGTATGATGTTCTTATTCTTTTTTCCTTCATTCTTGAATTGTCTTTATTATAGTATAGTAACGCAAGTTTTTTCAGTTTGTTCCCATATTCTTCTTCGCACCACCAACCATACGTTCCTAACTGTAAGTAATAATTCTCAGCGGGGTTAGGATCGGGGTTTCTACCAAACAACGTTTTCCATTTCCATGCATTACATGTTTTAATATCATAAAGAGCATCATCCTCAACGATAACTACGTCCAAGAAACCTCTTACATTTACTTCCGGTAGTTGTATCTCTCGCTCTATCAGTATTTGCGAACCATTCAAACTAGCGTATTCCATTAGGGCATCCTGTATGTCTCCATGAACAAGATCACCCAATCTAAAAAGTCTAAGTGTGTCATCATCAACGGGTTTTGGTTCTACTCCTGCAACGTGCTGAAAGTAATGCTTCCTCATACACATACCGGAAGCCGAGCCATGAAACCATTCCTCATTACCTTCGTATCTTTTTTTATAATGTGTCTCATTGTTCTTCCGCAACCAATCGTGGTATATCTTTTGTATGTCAATCATTATTCTGTTCCTTTAGTATGTGAATAATACGGGGCAAACTGAGATGTGTAGTTGTGGGTAGGCGGTACAAATGGAGTTTAAAACCGCCTTTAGTCTGCCCCGTGTGGATCATTGGTCTTGGTACTCCAAGACATCCCTATCACTTGAAAATAGAGTTATCTCTATCTTATCACCTGCTTCTGTCTTGATGTAAATGGTTTTAAAATATTTATTCTTTTGGCTATAAGAAGCGTACTCAGTCGTTTCCTCCACAGATACAGATTTCACGTTATGAATACTAACTTCCTGCCCTGTTCCTAATTGTAGTTGCATGTTGTTCCTTTCCTTGTTGTTGTTCTGCCCACTTATCAAGAGCCGTGAGCTCTTCTGACTCTGCGTGTATTATATGATCTAATGCACGTCTTAATCCACATATTTCAGCAAAGAAAAAATCGTTGCTTGGGTTATCATCCCACTGCTCCTCTGCTTGTTGTATGTCTTTATTTATCCTGTACTTTAACTTGCTCAATACCATGAACATCATCATCTCCTTTTATGTCGTATATGTCGCCAATATCATAAGTAAATCCAGTCTCCGGATCGTACATGATCGGTACTTGTATATGTTTCTCTCCGTTGAAACCATGATACTCATACCTCACCTTAAGCGAATCTTTAAGTTCTTTATTGATTGTTATTTTTGTCATATTATACACTCATAACGCACTTCACCATTGGTAAGTTCCAAATTTTTTTCATATTCTTCTATCATCCCTCTTAAACTTTTATAATACCCGTATTGATTATAGGTTCTTATCTTGTGGCAATTGCGACAACGTACTTCACACTTTTCTATTTCCCGCTTGATCGTACTCCACTTATATCCATTCCTGACCATATAAGATATCCCTTCTGTCTTGTATGATTTCCTCTTCACTCCTGTAACGTGGTCGAACTCCAAAACTCGGTGGTCTCTCGTACCGCAGTCCACACATCCTTTTATAAAGTACAAATATAATATTTTTTCATAGTTCTCATCTCTTAACCTCTGCTTTCTTTCCTTCATGTCCTTGATTTTTTTCTCTCTATTGCTTTTATACCATAGCTTATTATGATATTCTTTCTGACATACTTTGCATGTGCTTTGTCTACCATCATGCTTCTGCCTATTGACATAGAAGTCTTTCTTTGGTTTTTCGTGTTTGCATTTACCACATCTCTTTAACATTCAACTACTCCTTTAAGTTATTGATATTTAGTGTCTTATACCACTAAAATCTTTAACAATATCCTGACATAGTTCAGTTGGCAGTATGCCTCTCTCGTAGGCGCT